TCGTGGTGTTCTTGTCCGTGCCGAAGGCCGTGGTGATCGCGGTACCGTTCACCGTAGTGACGATGCTGCCCGCGGTGAACGTGCCGCCGTCGTCGGTGATGACGCACTGATTCTCCGCCGGCAGGCGGCCCTGTTCCTGGTAACCGTACTGCTTGAAGATGCCCCGTCCAAAGTTCACCACGGTGGTGGCCAAGCGCGTGACGATCCGCGCCGGCGAGATGCCCGACAGCATACCCGCGAACGGGTTGCCGGGGCCAAGGTTGTAGGTAGTCTGCATAGTGTAACGCTCCTTTAGTTAAATTTAACCGTTGATTACTTGCCCGTCGAGGTGGCGGCCTTGAGCATCCGATCTACCATGGCACGCCGATTCTTATCCGAGGAGTTGGGCGCACCCGGCGTGAACCGATCCGCCTGCAACTTCGTGACGTCGGCGTCGAGGGCCGTCGACCCCGAGGTACCGGCCAACCTGACCACCGTGTCGAAGCACGCCTGCACGTACGGCACATCGGCCGCGTCCAGGTTCACGTCCGGCAACTTGGTCTTGACGACTAACTTCATCAGATCAAGCCGCTTGAGCGTAGGGATCGACTTGGCGGTCTCCTCGTCCAGGAAGTCATGCGCCACCCGCTCCAGGGTTACGCGCGCCTGAACCAGCGCCTGTAACCTGTCCTCGCTCGCCGCGTCCTGCGCCACCTTCAAGCTGGCCTGCAGGGCGTCCCGCTCGCCTGTCATCTTGGACACCTGCGCCCGGGCCGTGGTCAACTCGGCGGTCAACCCGTCCAACGCCGTCTTAAGATTTTTGTAGGCGACCTCCACCTCCGGCGGAACCTCGTATGTAAGGCCGCCGTCCAAACTGATCTTTACCATGCGATCACTCCTCGTTGATGGTTCATAATTTTCAACCGTCTCCAGGCCGTCCGCCGCGACGTGTAGGCGAACCTGCCCCCCGGCCCGACCCCGTGGGACTAGGGCTAGATGGTTATAACGGATATTTCGTTGTCGAAAGTCGTAGTGTTGACCTTGATACTCGCCGGTGGTCTCCTCCCGCTCGTAGGTATACCCGAGTGATAGTTCCTGACGTCCACACCCCACGGCCTGCAGGCCGTCGGCGGCGGTGATCTTCACCGGGGCGATCACGAACTCACCATCGTGCGTCACCTGCTCGCCGGTGTACCCCACAGTCAGGGCCTTGGCGGTGTTGGGATTAAGCAACCCGCCGCCGTCTTGCGGATGTAGGTCCGTGATCGGAATCATACGCAACGTGGCCAGGCTGTCCGCGGCGAACACGTCCTCCGGGTGGCGAAGTTCCCACCTGACCGACCCGTCTGGGTTTTTGTATGGAAAGACCCCCACGCGGGTCACCCGCGCGAGGCCACTTAAAAATCCCTCACCCGTACGACGTAGGCCCAAAATCTCGGTGCCCGCGTCGTGGCGCACGCGTCGCGTTACATGATTCACCTCGTGGTTATTAATATCAGGCATCTACACTCCTTATGACGGTATAAATATAGGGTGAACTTAGCAAAATGTACACCTAAAAATAATTTATTTTTAAGTGTATTTTCCCATTAATTTAGGTTATAATATAATTATGGACACGCTTGATGAAATTCGCGACAAATTAACAATGATGCAAGCTCGCCGCACGACCACGGTCATCCGCATCCACGACGACGGGTCGATGACCGAGCACGTCGTGTCGCTGGACGTACAGGACCTAATCAGGAGGAACTATGAGCGATAAACTGTATCAGCTAAGCATGCTCCCAAATACAGATGGATATCGTTTTGTCGGGGTGACTAAGGACGGATACCATAAAGTCTGCCGAATTAAACGTTGCCCCATAACCGGTCTACACTTCGTGCAGAGTGGGGCGTCATTCGACGAGTTGGTCGGCTGGTACCCCTATGATAGGACGAAGGTCTACGCTTAAACCATTCGCCCAGCCAATCTGAATGGTTCAAAGGTAGGGCGGTGAGGGTCGACGTACAACGCCACCCCCACCACCCTACCAGACTCGTCGGACACCAGCGACGTGCCACCACGCAACAGGCGCACGTCCTCCGACCCCCAGGTCGCCTGACTACGGGCGGCGCGCAGGGCCGCCGTGAACTCCGAAACCGTGTACAGTCGTCGCATAGATCCTCCTAGCAAGGATTAAACCACCCTCGACAACCACGTCAACAACCCCACGAAGGTAACGTCCAGGACCGCGGTGGCCTGCACGCTCAACGCCGGGGCCCGCCACCACGCCGCGGGCAGCGGAAACCAACCACCCCGTGGGTGACTGCACCACAGCTCACGCCGCAGCGTCAAGTACAGGACCGCGTCCATAAGGTCCATTAGGTTAGCCGCGAGGAAGCCCGCGAGCGAGAGCCACCGGCCGTGGTCCAACCCGTCGTGCAACGCCATACCCACCACCAGGCCAGCCAACGTTACCTCCACCACGAAAAGCACCACCGAACGCCGTTTAACCGGGAAACAGGACGCCTCCGGAAATAGGTCCACCAGCAGGTGGGACGCCACCGCGAGTGGCAACGCCACCCACGGATTTGGGATCACCTTGGTAAGCGCCACACCCACCGCCCCATGCATCGCCGTATACGCCACCATACCCTCCTAGGTTAAAGTTTCGCGCGCGGCCAGCAGCGGCACTGGAAGTCCTGCCCGGGCTTGCCCTCGTAGGCGCCCAGGTCCGCCCGACTTTGCCACGTCGCCCCGTCGTCGTCCGAGTAGACCGAGTCGTCGTCCCAGCGACACAGCATCCCGGACAGGACGGCGTGCGAATCGCGTACCCGCTCGTCGCCCGACGTCTCCCAGTAATACTCCTCCACGCCGGCGTTTCGCTGGCGAAGTTCCGCCAGGTCTCCGTTCAACTTGGACACCTGGTCCCGCGCGATCAACCGCGCCCGTCGCTCCTCCACACCCCAGTTCTTAACCAGGTCCCTCTTAAGTACCTCGTGTCGCACCCCGGACGAGATGCCGCGACGCACGGCCTGCTCCACGTGGGCCACGACCCGGGCGTGCTGCGTCTGGATCAAGGCGGCGTTGGCCTGGGTGAACTCCTGTAACTTGGCCGGCCACCACGCCTCACGGGTCACCACGCCCGCGCCGAGGATGGTTCGCAACGTGCGCTGCCACTCCGCGTCCTGCCAGCGGGAGGTACGTTGACCGACGTTCTCCAGCAGCGCCGTCACCTCGATCGAGGGTTTTTCCAATCTAAGTTTAAGCGCCTCCACCAATCGATCCACGTTATCCGCCCACGAGTCCAGCCCCAGCTCCTGACGTCGCTCCTGCAACAGCGAGGTCCACGCGGCGGGCGTGAGTACCTCCCAGACGCGCGTCAGGTCCCGGCGCAGCGACTCCACCAGTACGACGCCGTACTGACGAATCACGGCCGTTGGGGGACGGGCCACGACGCGAGGTTGCCGACGACGTGGCTTACGCGGTGGTAGTCGTCGGGTCGTCAGCACCTAGTTCATCCTTCAATTTATCATCGTCGTCCGTGTCCTCCAACTCGCCCTCCGGGGGTCGGCGGTCCAGCGTGTCCAGTTCAATGTCATCCCCATATTTAGCCCCACCGAAGCGACTTATGGCCACCTCCGCGGGGTCCAGAATGCCGTTCTGCACGTAGGCCACGTCCATGTCCGCGTTGATCTTGCGTATCTCGGCGACCTCCTTCTTGGACAGTTGGTACAGCGGTTCGAACTCGATGAACCACTCCGCGAGCGGTCGACCCTTAAACGGGCCCTGCCTCTCCAACATCACCAACCGCACCAGGCGTTCCAGCACCCGCGGCTTATAGGTCCGAACCTGCTCCGACGCGATGGTGTCGTACCAATCGCGCGTCTCACCCTCACCCTCGTTGTTGAGGCCACCGCCCTGCTGTCCAAGCAGGACGCGCGCCGGCATACCCGTCACGATCGAAAGCGCCTGCAGGTAACGGTCCAACACCTCCGCCAGCCCGCTAACCGTGGACGCCTGCTTAGCGAACTCCTCCTCCTTGTCCAACAGGACCGTGTTCATCGTGGCTCGGGACATGTCGATCAGGTGCAGGCGTCGCTGGATCAGCGACTCCTTGCCCGCGGCCAACTTCTCCATCAACCCCTCCATGGTTACGGTCTGGGTGACGAAGTCCGCCAGGATATCCTCAATATCATCGTATACCTCGCCGATTTGACGCAGTTGCTCGAAACACCGCTGCAGGAACGACAACCCCCACCACTGGTTCAACTGCCGCACGCTGTCCGGGACGTCCATGCCATCCAGCACCAGGCAGCGCGACTCGTGCACGTCCTGCGACGGCAGGCCATCCAGGGGCGAGATGGTGTAGACCCGCACCTCCCCGTACTTGGGGTCCCGCGAGTCGTCGTACAACGCGACCGGCCGCTGCACCTGCACGCGCCAGCGGTCGTAGACCCGCATGGAGATGATCCGACGCAGGTTCGCCTCGTTCAACGGCTCGCTCGCCGCGCGCCCGTCGTCCAGGTTCAACACCAGGACGGCGCCGCCGTGGAGTCGGTTCCACCGCAACAACTTCTCCAGCCACGGCCACGCCTTCAACTCATCCAGGCGGCCGGTCACCAGGTCCTTTTGGTCCCCGTTCACCTTCCAGCCCTTCTGCACCATGGCCTCCACGTACTTGTCCACCACTCGCGCGGCAAACCCGTTATCCGCATACAGCTGATTCAACTCGCCCTCCTGCATGAGGGCCTTCGACGTGAACGTGGTGGACAGCCGCCGATCCGTCGTCGACACGCCACGCCCCGTGAACAAGTTCTCCCAACCATCAAACGCCTTGATTACCTCCGCCACCTTACCCTCCTATCGTAACGCTCGTTCGTAATCGATACCCTCGTCGCCAAGCAACGTATGCACCACGTAGCGCTCCACGTCCTTGGTATGATCGTTCACCTTCAACGGCGCGTCCACGCCGTCCCGCGCCGCGGCCCGTGGGTCCCACACGTAGGCGCCATAGTCCGACGTGGTCTGCGTGCAGGCCGCCCCCACGCGATACTCCCCCGAATTAAGCAAACGCGCCTGGGTGCGCAGGCCCGGCAGCACGTCATTCACCGCCGTGCGGAACTCCAAGCACACCCCGCGCCGGGCTAGTTCCTTTTTGATCGCCAGGATCAACGACAGCGCCGAGGGGTCATAGATCACCGACTCATACCGACGATGACCCACGAAGTCCGCGAAGTCCACCGCGTAGGCCGCGTCGTCCTTCTGACGGCCCTCCCGGTGCGAGTCGTAGTAGTACTCCCGCTCGGACCACAACCTCGGTTGACGGGGCCTGGGCTCATCGCACATGCCAAAGTCGAGGAAGCACGTGGGGTTGTTGGTGCCGTAGTCGATCCCCACGTAGCGTCGATCCACGGTCGGGTACTCATGGATCACGTGCGTCGAGACGTCGAAGAAGTCGTAGATGGCCCCCTCCGCCATGACCCACTGCGACAAAATATACCGCTTATAGAACACCCCGGTATACGTCAACTTCAGCGCCCGCACGTAGGCCGGTGGCAGCGAGGGGTTGTCGTCCAGCGTGAACGTCCAACGCGCCAGCAGCGCGCGGCCGGTGAGCGGGTCCACCCGGTACTTCGCCGGGTCGTCGATGAACCGCCTCTTGACATAGTGCAGCGGGTGATCCGTGTTGGTGGTCCACACCGCCAGCGAGTAGTCCAAGGATAGGCGCGAGAGGGTCATGTCCACGAAGCTCTCGCAGTGGCGCGTGAGCTCATCGGCCAGCCAGTAGCCGAACGTGGCGCCCTGCACCTGCATGTAGTCATTCTCCTTGCCGGCGCCCCGAATGTAGAACTTCTTGCCCCGCAGGCCCCGCCAGTTGATCGTGAGGTACTCGTCCTTGTCATCCCGCACCGTCTTAAACAGGCCTCGGTTCAACGGGTCGATCGCCCGCTTCCACTCCGCGACCACGTTGCGCGCGACGCTGGTGATCGAGTAGCCTGAAATTAGCACGTTGCATGGGGGCAGCTCCTGAATCTCACGAATGGCGAGGTCGTTGGCCGTGTACGACTTGCTGGAACGCACCGCCCCCTCAAGGAACCTGATCTTGGCGGCGTGACGTCCGCGCCACACCGCCTTGGCCTTCTCCGACGGGCGATAGACGGTCACCCGCACGTACGACGCCCCAACAGCCGAGTCAACTTAACCAACACGGTCGTATACAACACGAACCAGGCCAACAAGCTTATAAATTCAAGGATCATCGCTCCACGTACCCCTCAGCGACCTGGTCGCACCTAAGCACCTCGATGGTGGGCACCCACCCATAAAGTTTGCGCCAGCGGGTCTCAGCCACGACGAGCGCGGCAGGCACGTTCGACGCATTCACTAGCAAGACCTTACCCATAAGATGCAAGTTCAACTTGTGTATATTCGCCTCTACCCGGTACACGCGCCAATCCTTACGTCGCTCAAACCTATTACTCATCATATAATCGCTCCCGCACGTCGTACTCCACCTCCGTGGCATCCGCGGTCCCAGTCGTCGGCGTGTCGCTCCAACCCAATCGATTCTTCAGCCACAGTTTCTGAGCCTCCACGGACCCCGGCAGGTGGCGCACGGACTTGGTCACCACCTCCTTACTAATAGGTAACCCGCCCTGACCCACGCCCGACTCCTCCCGGGTCTCCTCCACGTCCAACTCGTACCCAAGCGCCCGGCGTTCCAGCGCCTCCACGATCCTTAAGTCGTGTAGATCACGCACCACCTCGAGCTCCACCTTGAGGTCCGGGTCCAGCTCCTGCCAGTAGGTCACCGTCGGCAACGGCACGTTCAGCAGGGCGGCCACCTTCGGCAGCGTGGCGCCCCGCCCCACGTAGTCCAGCAGCAGCTGACGCCGCTCCGGCGTCAACGGGGTAACGTTCAGGTTGCCCGACGCGAAGTCCACCGCCGCCTTCACCTTGACCCGTTGGCGACAGTAGGAATGCAACGTGGGCAGGTGACGCCCCAAGGCCTTGGAGTAGGCGACCACGGACTTGACCTTTGGACCTGGACCCACGTCGGTAGGTAGGTGACCCTCGAACCGGTCGTACAACCGTTGGGTCAGCTCCGCGTCCGTCGCGCCCGCGACCCACAGATCATAATAGAAGGAGAGTAGCTCCTCGGTCAGTCGTCGTACGCCCATACCACTAATATAGGGTGAGGTCGACCAATTGTACACATAAAAATACACGACCTCACCTGACCTCCTAATTTATGGAGGATGGGCCAGGGTACTGGGCCCTAGGGTTGAGTTGTCAGGGTTGGGGCTGGAGGCTGGCGAACCAGGGACCAAGCCCTATTTACAAAGTTGCTATATAAGGTGATGCAGCTCAAAAAATTAAAAATTGTCACTTTTAACTAATAAATTTTCCTATCCTCCCTGGTAGCAAAAATAAAAAACTTTTTATTCGACTGCTCTAACTTCCTAAAAACCCCTATAGGGGTCCACGGCAACCACTTAGCTC